AGCAAGTGTGGCACTTGGAGAACTTCTTCCGGCGCTTCAGGAAGTCCCAGCACTCTCCACAGCGCTGACCCCATGTGCGCTGGGACAGTACGAGCACCTTCCGGCCGATGTACTCGCGGAGCACCATGTCGAAGCGGCGGATGGCTTCGAGCGCCTCGACATCCGGAGGCGCTTCCATAATGACGCCGCCCGGATCTTTGCCGTCGGCAATGACCTGGCGGTGGGGCGTAGAGCCAAAGAACTGCTCTGCGGAGGTGTTCGTGTCCGTTAGCTGGATTCGGTAGTAGAACTCCCGCCACTTGGACAGGATGTTCACCGCACGATCTTGGAAGTCGAAGACGTCGCTGGCGATCATCTCCATGCTGACGCGCTGGTAGGGCCCACCCTCCTGCTCGGAGCGCCACACAGATACCGTGTGCTGGCTCAGGTCCTCTGTTGTGTCTTGAATCGCCCAAGCAACCGTAAGAGAGTCACGCTCGAGGGTGTAGACACGAATGTTGTGGGCGACGGCCAATGGTCACCTACCTTTGTGCCAGCCTGCCACGACTTTCATATGAGCTATATCGCTCTTCCGTCGGGACTTTGACTCTTCGGCATACCTGCCGCGAGTTCGGGCTGAACTACCTATATAACGAGCGTACCAGGCCTCCTTGCGCAGCTTATCTGCCTTGGTAGGAAAGCCGACTTCTCGACCTAAGCGCTGCAGAAGCGTAGGCTTCGCCGAATTGGACTGTGCATAGAGTTTAGACGCCTCCCGACCCTTGCGATGAGCAAGGATGCGGTTGATGTCTGGGGTGTTCAAGCCCTTCTTCTGGAGGGAATGTACCGCCTCTAGTACGTCTGCCCCGCTGGGGCTCCCGTAGAGAATCTTCTCTACTTCAGGCGCCCCCTTGAAGGGCCGCAGTTTCGAGGAGAGTCCCGCCATCTTCTCGATGCCCAGTACCGAGCTCGGCGTGTTCAAGCGCTCCTCGTACCAGGTGACGGAAGCCTTCTTGATGTGAGCGGCGCCGCCTACGGCAGTACCAGTAGCGACCCCGGTGAGGGTGCCACCTGCCATGCCTGCAGCAGCAGGGAGTGCGTGGTCGACGATCAAGTCACGCTCGGCCTTGCTCAACTTCGGCATCTTGAGCAACTTGGCGTAGATGCGCTTGCTCGACATCCCGCGGGCTGCGTATACGCCGGCGAGAGCTCCGCCAATAGTCAGTGGGACCGACGCCTTGCGTGCGATGGCCTCTGCGCGAGTCCGCTTCCCGCGGGGAGCAACAGCAGCTGCCGCCTGCCCTGCAGCCTCTCGCCCAGTGGAGTATCCAAGGGATACTCCAGGGCCGAACTTAGTTGCTAGGCCAAAGGCTGCAGATGCCTTCTTGGTCTTGGCCTTCTTGCGGGCAGTTCTGCCCGCAAGGTGACCGCCTGCCACTTGGCCCGTGAGGCTTGCCAACACCAGCGCGCGCGTATCAGCGGGGATGTTAATTGTCTTGCCCTTTCGCGTGGCCATGGCCAGCGCGACGGGAGCAGACAGGGCTATTCCCCCTAATGTGCCGCCGAGGAGGCCCTTCGCACCACCCTCCCACTTTCGACCCTTCTCAGCAGATAGCGCACCTACACCCGCGCCCGCCAGGGACGCTCCCTTCTCCAGGGTGCCAGTGTGCATCAGGGCAGTGAGTGCACAGGCATCACTGCTTGACGCTGCCTTGGCCATCTCCGGGATGGACACAGTGCGCTCCACGTAGCGGCCATGGTCTGTGCGCCAAGGGAGCCCGTGGTCCTCCTTGCGCAGTGCATCGAACTTGCGCTGAATCTCAACGAGGGCTTGGTCAATGCGGTTGTTGGACTTCATAGCGGCCTTCTCGATATTTGGATTGTACGCCCTCGCAGCCGCCGCAGCATCTACCGCTCGCTGCCGCTTCATCTCTTGTAGCTGAAACCTCGCGTTGGATAGATTCGCAACGGGCTTCTTGGTCAGCTCGGGATTGCTCTTGAGGATACGCGCGCCGGCTTGACTTGCCGCCTCTGTCGTCGTCTTTTTTGCTGCGGTAAACCAGCCCGCAGTTTTTGGCATAGCCAGTTGATTGGACGTCATGGCAGTCTTCTCCTTGCTGTCCCGGTTCAGTGCATTGTACGTCCGCACCGCTGCGTGCCCGCCGAGTATACCCAGTAGCGGTAATGCTGTTTTCGCCAGCCTGAGGTTACGCACGACATCCGGAGACATACGCCCTACAACCTTCCGGCCGCTCCCCTTGCGTGCCGCTCGAAGTTGTGCGCGCGAAGGGTTACTGCCAGGCCATCCCTCGAAGGCGGGGAGGTCCACCGGTATTGCAGCCCCTGCAATACTCCCTGCAAATCCTCCGACATAGCTGCCGTACGCTGGCGCCAGGATGTTTCTGGAGGCAGCTCGATCCTTGGATGGAGTAGCGCGCAGTGCAGTGCTGGAGGCGTTGTATTCCTTGCCGAGCGTATCAAGCCCGCCCGCTGCAGCCATGCCTACCGGGCCGGCCACCGCAGCACCTGCAACACCAGCAAGCAGACCGCGCAGTGCGTAGAGGCTCCGGTGCAGCCCCTTTCTCTTGTTGAAGTCGATCGCATGCCCCAGCTCGTGTGCCAGTACGTGAGGATTGCCGCTGAAAGATGTCACAGAGTCAGAGAATGCGTTGTAGTGATCTCCACGCCCTGCCATACCCAGCAATGCGCCTTGGGGAGCCGCGACGACTACCCCAAGTGCCTTCTCCACAGGGGTCAGCTTCTTGTTGTTGATCGTTCGCTTCCAATCATTCCATAGGTCCGTGCCGCCCAGGTTGACAGCTACGCCCTCTAGTGCCTCTGGGTGCTTCAGCTGCATGGTCTGGATGACCCTGCCAGCTTCCGCGGGCTCCAGGCCGGCTAAGAAATTGACGAAGTTACCTGGGTCAAGCAGGACGGCTGCGGAGGCGCCACCGACCCTGCCGAGGGTGCCAGCAACAGCTCCCTCGAAAGACCTCCCGCGCCTGCGCACCTGTACGCCTCTAGGCGTTTTCGCCTCCCCCACTTTGGGGAACCCTAGCTTTTTGCGCATCTTCCGCCCCTCCAGATATACGAAGCCCCACCAGTCTACCCGCCTAGCTGGTGGATAGAGGGGCGGGGCTCATAAGAGACTCAGCTCGTGCGACGAGAGATCTCTGCCGCGATCTTGGTGTGGATATCGTCCTGGACGTTTCCAACTTCAAGATCTGCGAAGAAAGCTTCTAGCGCTGAGGTGTCACCCTCGGAAGCTTCCTTCTCCATCTGCTCGAACTCATGGTGTGCCATGGCACGACCAGCTTGGTCGAACGAGGCAAACTCATTGAGTACTTCGTCACGAGCAGCGGCGATCTTCTCGACACCCTCGCTTCCGTCGAATCCAACTTCAGAGAGGAACAGTAGGGCTAGATCGTCTAGCGTCGAGACGGACTCGCCGCCTTCAGACGCCACCTTCTCGTGACCCCCAGTCCCATAGATACCTGCGATGACCTGATTCATTGTCAGCTCCTAGTTGTTGCGTCCGGAGACGCCCTTGGCGGCGAGAGCAGCGATAGCGGCAGGAACGGCGTAAGCGGCTCCAGTCTGCCCGGCGCCGATGCCGAGCTCCATGAGCTCACGCTTCATGGCCGGATTCATGGGCTGGCCGCCATCCTTCATACGGCGAAGCTGCTTGTATGCGCGAGTGGCGCGACCGCCGGAGTACACGTCCTTGGCCTTGGCGCCGAACTGCTCTGCAGCGTAGAGACCCTGGCCAGCCTTACGGCCTGCCTTGGCTCCGAGCATGCCACCGCGCATGGCGCCCTCGGCCTGGCGACCGGTGCTGGTACGTCGGGCTGCTTGGCCACCTCGACGGGCCGCTGCCTTACCTGCGGCCATACGCGCTAAAAATGCCTTCTTGGCCGAATTTCCGTAGCCCTTCATTCGGGAAACAACACCAGCGGTCTTGTCCATCTCGTACTCACCGGAGTCGATGAGCCACACGAGCTCGTCTCCCGACAGGTCGGACACGGCGAACGTGTCGGGCATGTGGTCGAAGTCAACTTCGACGGCTTCGGCTTCCTTCTCGAACTCGCCAGAGAGCTCATTGGCGTAGGCGTGAGCCATGACGCGTCCGGCGGTGTCCCAGTAGTCTAGAGAGCCATCCTGGGCCATCTTCTCGATGGTTTCGTCACCATCCTCGTCACCATCATCGAATTCGCCGGCGTCAACCATCTCTGCGAGGCCAATCAGCTCGTCGTCAGAAAGGGTCTCTAGGTCGATGTCGTTGATGTCGAAGTACTCATCGTCAGAAGCGGTCTTAACGATGTCAGTTCCATATAGCGCGGCGAGGGTCGGGTTCATGAGGTCACTCCTGAAAGTGGGTTGAGCCTATGCTCATTGTAAGTGGGGGTCAACTCAGTCCATACCAACCGTGAATCCACCCGTACTCAGATCCTACACCACCACCCCAGCCGCCTTCAATATTTAAGGCGATCTTGAGCTTTTCCATGCGGGGCTGACTCTGGGAGCGAAGGAACTGAATCCACTGCTGGTATAGCGCATCTTGCTGTTCAGTGTCAGAGGACCAACCTCCGTCGCTGTAAGAAAACCGATTGCGGCTCTTCAACAGTCCTACGGATATTAAGATACGAACAATAGTTAGATCTAAAAGAATGGTGCGTGAGGGGAATGAGCCAATACTAAAAGTTCCCAGCAGAGGCGGGGTCGTGTTGAACTCATCAATTGCTAGATGCACGCAGTAGCTAATCAAGCGGTCACTGGTCTCGTAGCCGGTAATCAACCTATTGAGCTCCTTGAAGTCGCGGATGTAGGCCCGCACTTCAGGGACGAAGTTCTCAAAAGATAGAGCACTAGCCACGAAGACCCCCTACAGCGTGCAGGTAATCTGCAGGCTGCCCTCGACGTTTGAGGGGCGAATGCGGATCTTCCCTCGTTTGGCGAGGGCGCGCTCGCGCGTGCCGACAGCAGTAGAGTTAACGGTAGTCGACTGGCCAGAACTTAACAGGCGGCCACACACCGAAATACTGTTAGCTTGAGCGTTGCGCAAAGGACTTTTCTTGGCCATTACTATTCTCCATCTCCAAGGATGCGATCAACAATCTTTACCCGGCTGCCAGCCGCACTCTTGTCGAGAGTTTTAGCGAGCTTCTTCAGCGCACTGAAACTCATTTCCATCAGCGCGTCACGGTCAAGAGGGGCATCGGCCTCTGCAGGCACAAACTTCTCCCAGCTCTCTACGACCTTGACAGGTAGCGGTTCGGGCAAGGGTTCGGGCGCAGGGGCCGGCTCCGGTTCTGGTTCGATGACAAGATCCGTTGCCGGCTCCACTGCGACCGGCTCTAGTGCAGGGCCGAGAAGGTCCTGAAGTGCTGGAGGAAGCTCCGGTGGATGCTGTACGAGGGCAAGCCGCCCAACAGAGAGAAGCCGAAGCACTGAACCATGAAGCGTTTCCGCCTCGGTAAGATCCAGGTCCGAGTTCCCGCCGCCGAGAGCCGACGCGAGTGTCCGACCGAACAATCGAATTGTTCGGCGAGGACGAATATTGCGAACGGTGTACGGCTTGACCACTTACTGCTCCTAGTAGCTAGAGACCTTGGGGAAGGTCAAGCCGTCATCGGCCTGGTTAAAGACTTCGGTACCGACGTCTTCTTCCGCGATGATGGCATCAGAGGCGTTATTTCCCGCGCCCTGACCATTGTAAAGCTCAAGCTTCGCAAGAGACGAGATATTGCCAATGGCCATCCCGATGTCTTCCCAAGCCTGCCACGTGATCAGGTTCGCGATCTTGTCGATGTAGAACTTGGTGTTGTTAAGCACCAGGAACTTGCCGAGCCACTCCGGGTCGGTAAACCCGTAGACGTTGCCAGGAGCCAAGATGTCAGTCTTCACCGTACGAACGACCATGCGACCCATGATCTTGTTGTAGGTGTAGCCATCAACCACAACCTTGGACTGCACAGAGTCACCGAAGTCCTCGATGGTCCACGCCATGACGTCATCCCAGTCGGGCTCGGTCATGAGGATGCGGGCGAGGCGACGACGGCGACCGTCAAGCTCCTTGAAGAGCTCAATGAGGTCTTGACGCTGCACGACACCGCGAAGGCCGTCACCGAGTCCATTGACTGCGGCATCATCCTGGGCCTGCTGGCCACGAACGATTTGGCCGGTCTGCTGGACAGCAGCTTCGACGTAGATCAGGAAGCGATGATCTTCGACTTCCTGGATGTCCTTGACGGAGTTGTCCTCGATGACCTTGGTAATGGGCATCTTGTAAGACAAGAGCTCTTGCTCGGTCTTCTCGAACCGCTCCGAGCTCACGGTAAAGATTGGAATCTCGTACCGAGGAGCGCGGATGAAGCGAGCCGTAGGCTGACCACGGAAGGTCAGGGTCATGGCACGCGAATTGGGCTCGATCTCGTCGATGTACACCAAGGTGTCATGGTTGACGGAGACCTGCATATCGGCCTTAGTGACCATCTTGGGCGGAATAATTTTCCGTGCCCAGGAGCTCTCGCGGAGCTTGTCCCGCACGTAGGCTTGAGCGACAGCTGCAAGCTTCTCCTTCCCTTCCGGGGAGTCGAGGTGTGCAGCGAACAGCGAATTAAGTGAATCAGACATTGAAGTCTCCTAGCTGAAGCGCTGGCTTAGAGGGCCACGTAAGGGGAAGTTTTGATGAAGCGAAGCTTTCCGCGGTTGTTAGCGGGGAGCTTCGTCACAATACCGTGAACGAGATCGCCCGTGGCGGCACTAGTAAGAGCCGAACGAGTAACCGTGTCAATGGCTACTTGGTCCACGGTCAAGGTCAGTCCCAGAACGTAGGGAATAGCCGGGGCCGGATCGAACATGTCGGTCTCGGCTTCGTAGTCGTGCAGGTAGAGCACCGCGGTCTTGTCGATCGCCTGTGCAGCCACGTCACCACGCTGGGAGAATACCTGCATGATGTTGGTTTCTGTTTGAAGCGTACCGGCGCGAATGGCCTTTCCGGTAACAGCATCAGCGATAAGCCACTCGCCTGCCTCAAGAGCAGTAGTGCTCTCGTTAGGGTCGAGAAGGGAGTCCGGGTCGTCTACCGGGATGTCACGTCGAAAGACGTCGTTGACGGGAGAAATGAGATCAAGCATTGGAGAAACCTCCGAGGGGGGTTGTAAGCTAGGGAATCCTAGCCTGCATATGGGCTCGAGAGCAAGAAGGCGGTGAGAACATCAGCCTCGCCACCACTGTCTTCTGCCGAAGCCTGCTTCTCCAGGGTTGCCCCAAGAGGTACTCCGGCGGCCGCTCGGCCAACGAAGTCCTCTACCATCTTCAAATCCTCGTCAGACTCGACAAGGTGCTCGGCATACGTTTTGGCGTCGTCGTCACTCATGATGCCACGATCAACAGCATGGCTGGCAATCTTTTCCGCGTGATCGCGGCGGCCACGAGTAACGAGCTCGCCTTCAAGTTCATGGATCTGCGCCTGCTGGGCGCGGAGAAGGCCTGCGGCCTTGATCATATAGTCGTTGACCTGATCGGCACTAAGCTTTTCTAGCATCATTCACCTCCTGCAGCGACGACGCGCCTAGCGAGTTCGGCCCTAACAGCGTCAAGGTCCTGCGCGCTCTTCTGGATATTCTTATCACCCTTACCGGAGGCTCCCGTGAGCTTTTGCTTAAGGGCGGAGTCGGCAAAAGCCTTCTCATCGAGAACGGCGCTCAGTGCGGGGAGCACCTTCTTAGCCTTCTCTTTCTTGTCGAAAGCGATGGCAGCAGCGTTGCTGGCAAGCGATGCGTGGTGATCGCCATGGCCTGTACCGGAAGTATCAACCGAATTACTTCCACCACCGGGCTTTTTGTGGGCGTTGGTGCCTACATTACCCAGGCCGGGGTGCGACATGGAGACTTTGACGAGGTTCTCAACGCCGCGAGTTCCTAGGAACTCGAGGGCGCTGGCTACCTTCTCTACGTCCGATGTAAGTGCCGGGGTAGTTGCAGATGCCGTTTTCTCGGCCGCCGGAACTACATTGGACTCTGCATACTCTTCGGCGTACTCGCCGCCGAGGCATGCGGCTTGCACCAGATCATTTAGGGTCATACTCATAGTGGTCCTCACCGATCCGAGCGTAGCTCAGTCTGCTTGTCTATCCGAGGGGTAACTTGTGCTGGCTTGGCTCCTTTAGGAACCCCGGCACGTACACCAGTACTTTTGGTCGAAGGGAACGAGAATTTGGGGGGCTTCGGCGCTTTGACACTCAGAGGTGCCCCACCGCCAGTACGAGTCCCGCTAATCCGGGGGATGGCTGCGTTAATGCCCACACCACTACGAGACTTGGTGCCTGCACCAGCCAGCGAAATGGGGGGAACTTTTATCTCGAACGCCATCTTGATCATCTCGGCTGAAAATGCTGCGGTTACTCGTGACATGCCGAGCAAACCGAAGTCCCTGCGATATCCAGAGGAGACTCTTTGCATACGCGGCATAGGCCATTAGCCATGGCTACTTTGATGTAGCGGAACTCATCCATCATAGCGTGAGCCATGACGCGACCTCCAACTTCGTCGGCCAAAGCCTCCGTTTGGTCGTCAGAATCGTCTGATTCTGATGCGGTCTTCTCGTTACCGAGCTGCTGGGCTGCCTCGATCAAACGCTCTGTGGACCAATCGGCAAGAGCCGACGAGTCAGTCTCAAAGAGCTGATCCGAGGTTTGTAGCGTACTTCGAAAGCTGTCCTCCGCGACCTTTTCGATCGCGGGTAGCGCAGAATCCGTGCGGTAGAGTTCATCGAGTAGTGATGTCAGATTTTCCATGCTTTCCTCTCAGAGGGCCGGGAACAAAAGGGGGTGGGCTGAAGAATGGGAGGGGGTGTCTAGGTCCCACGAAGGGGGCGGAACTGTTTCCCCCCCACGGTGGGCCGAGTAAACGTACAACGGCACTAGCGGGGTAGACAAGTCCATCTTGTGGAAAGACGCTGTCTTCATCATTGAGTCTACTACTAGATCGCCAAAGAAGTTGCTGCTGTAGTAGCCAAAATTATTCTCTACTGCAACATCCAGAGCAGCGGGGAGCTCCCGTAGAGCTTTCCGGTATGAGTCATATGCGCTAGCAATCTTCTCAAGTAGGGGGCTCATCTCCGCGACGCGGGGGGCCTCAGATGCCTGCTTAGTAATAGCAATACGTATGACTCTCCTAGGCAGATGTGGGTAAAACGCGGACCTCTCGGGAATCAGGGAGGAGAGCAATTTAGCTAGACCCATGTTCGGCGCACCGAGCGAAGATGCGGGCGCGCCTCTCGACTGCCGGAAGACTCGCTTTGACTTCCAAAGATTATCTGCCATCTCCGAATGACCCATCCGGTGAAGCATCCCATCTTGAAACTCGCGGGGCTTTAGTACAATACCCATAACGGCAAGGGTGGACAGCAGCTCTCCGAAGTTGCCTTTACGCAGTACTGACTTGGCGATATCTGGTTCAGCTCCACAGCTGTCCTTCATCGCCCGGTAGCCCGAGTTGGGGAGAACTTCTTTCTTGATCTCCGCCTCCTTGTCCCTGGCTAGCTTCGTGGATGTCTTCATACCCGTCAGCGTATAGTATCTCTTGTCCCTGGCTACTTTTTCAAGTACGCCGGACTCCTTCGCCGCGGGGACGAAGACGTCAGATAAATCGAAGAAGCGAGGGAACAAGTTGACGGCTCCGACCACCTTCCCGTCTCCCGTGATGCTGCCCATCATCGTACGCAGGTGCTCGCAGTAGTCAGACTGAGTACGCGAAATGTGCCCGCAGACCGTGCAGACATCGAATGCAACCTTGCAGCCCATCGAGATCTGACGAGGCTTACCGTCGTCCAGGTCGACGATGATCTCCTCAGCGCCAACGCGCTTTGCCTTCTCGCGATCGTGCCGCGCGATGACCTCGACCCGCTGCATGGCGGGGTTCCACACGGAGCAAACAATATCCCCGTAAGAGATGGAGGGATCCTTGTTGACGTGGTGGCGATACCGGTGCGCCTCCAAAAACGTCTTGTGGCCAAAGTTGTCGTACTTCCCAGGGGGAAGTTTCTTACCGTGCCCTCCGAGCCACTTGTCCACTAGGCGACTGATAGTTGGACCAGGCGCGTCCTTATCTCGGTTGAAGCTAAGGGCAAGCGCAGGGAAAATATCCCCGTTGCTGTTCATGCCGTATGCCTCGAAAGCCCCCATAGGCGTCATCAGAACGTACTGATAAGCAGGGTCGGGGCGCAGACACCGGATGTACGACTCGATCTCCGGGTGCCGCTCACCAGCAATCTTCTCTAAGCCGCCACCGCGGGGGGTGATGTCGATAGCCTCCGCAAAGTGTCGGCCTAGACTGTCTACCGAGTCGAAACGTACGTTTTTCTCCATCATTCGCCCGCCTCTCCGAAGCCGCTAGGTAGTGAGCCCTTAAAGGGCTTCACAGTTTTGAATGGGTGGAATCTACTCTTCTGCCGGGATTCTTCCGCATCCATAATCTCTTTCATCATACGAGGCCCTACAGAAGGAACGCCTCCGTCGATCAAAGACGGGGTCTCAATCATGGAGCGAACAGTAGCAGCGGCGATAAAGGGCTCGCCTGCAATGTAGGGGCTAGCGCGGTCTAGGACGTTGAAGTACGTCCGCGCGTATCGCTCCTTCTTTAACGAAGGCTCGGCTTTTAGCATTGCCCGGAATCTATTCGGACGGTCGCCCGCACGGATACCCTCGTAGGCTTTCCCTAGGAGGTGGCCACCAAGAGTGGAGCCCACGCCAAGAGCTGTCGACGCGGCTGCCACGCCAAGGGCAATGGCCAGTGGATTTTGTTTAGCCGCCTGCTTTTCTAGCTGCCTGCGAATTGAGTTCGCGGCGCGTTTGTCCTCTTCGGAGATGAGAGAGGACGCTGAGCCGAGCTTCTGTACACCCATGTTTCGCTGATCCATAAGGTTAGCCATCTCCTGTCGGTGACCAGCTGTAGCACCCCGGATATCGGGAAGCAGTATAGGGGCCATGCCAATTGTAGCAACACCCGTGAGCGGTGCTGCGGCAAATCCGCGGCGTGCAATATCCGCAGCACCGCTCACGGTCGCTTTCCCGCCAGCCCGGAGCGGGTAAGTAGCTCCTCTAGCTAGGAGGCTGCCTGTCTCTAAGACGCCCTGCCCTGCCGCAGTAAGAGTACGACGGATGGGGTTCTTCCAGCCAGAGACCGCTGCACCTGTAGCGGGGTCTACCAGAGGCGCGGCTACTCTACGGACAGCCCCTGCCACCTCCCCGGCAGATCCTCGAACCATACGCCCGGCGCCAACAAGCGTGTTCTTGATCACGGACCCGACACCTGCGGTCTTCTCGTGCTCTGCCATGCGGACCTTGAGGCCAGAGAAACTCATCAAACGTTCCTAAGTTTTTCTCTTAGCGCTTTGACCGCATGCCTATGCGACGCGGCCAACTTCTCGTGGGCGTCTCCTGCAGTGTAGTGCTCAAACGCGGCGCGCTCTAGCGTTGCGGCGGCAGCGATAAACGGATGGTCAGGGTTAACCACAAGCGGGTGAGCAACCTTGCGGAGCTCACTTGCTCGGTCAAACTTTACGCCGTCAACCTCGAGCCGGGACAAGATAGCGGACATCATGTCGGCAGCGAATAGCGGGTCTTGCATACCCGCCGCGGCAGCCTTGGACAGCTGCAGGAGCCCATGGCCGTCGTCAAGATGTGCAGACTTAACCATGGCGTAGAATGTTTCTCCCGCACTGGCCAAGGCGGTGGCAGCCTGGTCAACTCCGTACCGAGCTACGCCAGCGGCTGATGCAGTCTTTTCCGAGAACTCCGCCTCGGCCTGGGCAGGGTTGAGCGCCTCGTACGCTTCCGAGTCCGACTCGACGCCAAACGCGTCGGCTAAACTTATGTCGTCCGGGATCTGCTCGCCGGGAACATCGCTGCTGTAGTCCAGCATGTTCAGTGCCTCGGCGTCCTCGACCTCGGGCCGGTGGGAGAGCTCGCCGATAATGTTGTCTGCGTTTGCGGGCTCGAAGGAAGCTCCGCGGTTGCCGCCCTCAACAAAGACGGTGCGCCACGTCTCCTGGTTTGCCATTTCCGAGATGCGAGCAACTTGATCATTATTAAGATTGCCCTCTTCCCCGGCTACGCGGAGAACCGCCTCGGACAAACTATCCACCTCATTGCCGCCATACAGGCTGGCTGCCCTCTTACCAAGTAGCTTGAGGTGCTCAGAGGATTGCCGCTCGGTTGGCGCGTTAGCGAGCTTCTCTAAGAAGTTCATGGGGACCTCGTAGTTTACCCAAAGTGGGGAGCAGTAGAATAACCTAATGATCCAACTGCGGGGATGAGATGTACGGATGTTACACGAAGAAGCAAACTTCTGAAATCCTAGGAGTGTCAGAGCGCAAGGTAGGGGAGCTACTAAGTGCCGGGGAGATGCGTAGATTAGAGCAAGGACGTAAGGTGTGGATCCCGGAAGCTGACGTCCAGAGGCTGTACTCCGAGCGGGTCACCCCGGTCATTGAAGTGCATGCCCCGTCCAGTAACGAGCTAGAGCAGAGGCTCCTAAAGCTCGAGGCCGGCTTCGAAACACTGAAGCTAGGCATGGGCTTCGGCGCTCCGCGCAGGGCGCGCACGAAAGAAGAGCTGGAGGTGATGAGACTCACCCACATCTCCATGCTGGGAGACGGCGCGTGGGGCGTACGGGTAATGTCCCAGCTCGCAGACGATCTGATGTCCTTGCAAGAAGACGAGGTACTCCTCCTCCTCCGCGGGGCCGGCTCTCGCGCATGGGTACCCCTAGTAGACCTAACGATGAGAATGGTCCGCCAGCTAGAAAGTGACCCGGACTACCCCCAGGCGGGGAGAGACGTTCTACTTGCTAGGCTGATCCGAGCCAAGGATAGATTCTACGGCGTCCTGTACGCGAACGCGAAGAGAAGTAACGCCACGGGGGCAGGACAGATGGGCCGGGCATTAACAGCGACGGAAGTACCTCTAAAATCCATCGAAAGCCATGTTTTAGCCTATACTTTGGCCTAAAGTGAAAATAGCATAACAAACCTCCTATAAGCAGAATGTAAGGGACAATACGTCCTTTGCACCGACAAGCCAGTGGGACCCAAACCCCCCTGCTGGTGCTTACTAGGAGCAATAATGTCAAGTTCAAGTATGAAGAAAGCCGCAGCGGAAGCCAACCCCAGTCCCGCCACCCCAAGCCTCGAGGAATTCGTCCGCAAAGAACTCGCTAAAGAGCGAGAAGCGAACGACGCGAAGTTTAGGGCGATGATGGACGAGGTCGCTGCGAGCCGCCAGCCCGCGGGCCCCGGTGTCGTGGCAACTGCCGCCGGCGCTGCGACCAGCGCCGCGACCGTCCTCGTCACCGCCGCCGGGGTGGCTGGCGGGATGGCGAGCAACTTCGTTGGGGGCTTCCTCAACGCGGAAATCGTCGGAGAGCGGGTGACGGACGACGGCTACCTCGTCCGAACTCGGGAAACCCTTGGCGGAGTCCTCCGAAAGGAGATCGCGATGACCGCCAGCGCGGTCATCCGCGGCGCAGGCAACGGCGCTCGCGAATGGGCCGGTGTCGACTCGAAGGGTCGTCAGCTCGATATCATCGATGCTGACGATGAGGACGGTTGGGGCACGCAAGAGTACGCGCTTGCTGCTGTTGGAGTCGCTGCAGCAGGCGGGGCCGCCTATGGCGGCTACCGTATGCTGTCGAGCCGAGGCGGCGGCGAAATGGACGAGGACGGCAACGTCCTCCCGTACAACGTCGCCGACGGCGGCGTCTGATCCATAGGGTCAGGCCGAGCTACCTACTCCCCACCCGGCTGGTGGGGAGTAGGTGGGCTTGGCTCTTTTTCGCCTTCACTTTTTTCGGCTTCGACTCGGCTGCGGGTTGTGCAGATCGGGGCGCCGCTTGTCGAACTGGCTAGCAAGCAGTGCGTAGCAGGCAGTGTGTAGGAAGTCGTCAGGGACACCTCGAGGGTGGTCATACCGGAGCTCCCCTCTCGTATCGTCGTGCTCCTGGTAGACGGCAAGGATGTCCTTGGAGAACTCCTCGAACTGCTCCCACTTCGGGAATGCCATGCCTCCACTGACGGGTCCGCGCTTGATGAGGGTGAACACATCGCCCAGGACTCTGGTTCGGTGCGTGGTGAACTTCACGCCCTTCTTGTCCCAGCGAACCTTCTCCCCCTGCTTGCCTGCGTGGTAGTAGCAGAGCACCTTGCCGGCGCCGAAGGCCTTCTGAAGTTTTGGGTTGGCTTGGAAGCCGAACCCCCAGTCAGACCCAATGCGGTTGACGTTGAATCTACGGAACCACTGAATCATGTCCCCGATCTGGAAGTCTGGGTCTGCCTCTACGCCCTCGTACTTCTTTGCCCAGATGCACGCGAAGCGACCACTGGCGTCATACCGCCACACGGACGCCACAGTGTAGCTGACTTCGCCAGTACCCCAGTCCACCCCAGCCCACGTCTGGGTAGTACGTAGTCCTACATCGATATCGTCTTCTCCCACGAAGGACTCGGTGGAGATGCAGCACTTGCGAACTTCCTCGAAAGTGACTGGCTTTGTACCCGCGTCGTAGGACCGAGCCATGACTTCATTCTGAAACTTAGCGCGAGGGTATCTACGCCGCTTATTGAGCAGCTCCATCCACTGGCGAGTGAACACCTGCGGCTCATTGCGGTACGCGTAAATGACAACGGGCTGTGGAAGTCGAAAGCCCTCCCACTCGGAGTCTTCTCTGCCAAGCCGCACCCACTGGGCCTGGCCAGTGACGGGGTTGAGCTCGGTAGTGCACACCAGGCAGAAGAGGCCTGTAGGGTGGATGTGCTCTTCGGTGATCAGCGTCCACTTCCCACAGCCTTCACATTTGACCATCCACTCATTCTGCGTGGAGTGCCTGGACCAGTAGAACTCCAGGGGGTTGTCGAACGTCTTGGGTGTCCCTGCGTACAGGGAGATCGGCCCGCCGGCAAGCTCGGAGTGGAAGAGTGTCTCCTCGATGACGGGCAAGGTGTCGGTATAGATATCCTGAAGCTCATCTACCCCGAGGAAGTCTGAGGAGATACCACGGGCCCGGTCTGCAGATCGATACACGGAGCGGAGCAGAATCTTACTTTGGTTGACCCACCGCTTAGTCTGAACGTTCTGAGTTTCCTTCTGACCCGTAGGACTCCTCGCTCGGTATCTCTGGGTCTGCCCCGCCAGGTCTAGCAGGCGAGAGCTGTCTGCAATCACGGCGCGCAAGCGTTCATCCGAGAACTCCCGCATCTGAACATCGGATGCTGTGATGTAGAGGAGCCGGAGGTAGTCCACCAGGTTGGCGCACGACATCAGCATGTTAGCGATGGTCGTGCTTTTCTCGCATTGCCGCCCGAAGATTAGGAGTTGCTTGCGCCGGAAAGTATCATCGGGCTGTACCGTGAAAGGTAGGTTGTAGATCGTAGGCAACCAGGGCCGTCTATCTAATGAGATAGGTTCACCCTTGTGGCGAATAGCGAACTCCGTGAAATCTAGCGGAGTCATAGGAATTGAAGTGAGTGCTGACATGGACCTAGACCTTACCCCTTTGCTGGAAACACTGGACAAGATAACGCACGGGCGAATCCTGCCAGTAGCTGCGCGTACATCGGACGCGGACCTTCATATTGCCAAAATTCCGGTCAGGATGCTCAACCCCGGGGATAAGAAAGACGTCACCCTACGGAGGTATGCTGCAGATTGGATCCGCAAAAGCGGAGAACGCATAGGTGTTGATGCGCGATTCGAGGAGATGCGCCACCAGTTCTGGCACCAGGACGACGGGGAGGAGATCCCCATCGTTGGTGCCATGGTCCTAACCTGGTGGCAGAAGCCCGAGATGTCCGACATGGACCTGCTGATACAGCAGCAGAGGGCTAACGGTAAGAAGCGCTAGACCTTGAACGTGAGAGCATCGTAGACCACGATCCAATGGCTCTGCCCGAGCGTGTCCTGAAGCGGGCTACCAAACTTTAGGGCTGCCTCTCCGACGCCGCCGCGCAGGGCCTGCCATGTAGCCGCAGTCACCCCAACCGCGTGAGCGCCGACAATATTAGCGCTTAGGATTAGGTTGTTGTCGTCCGTCTTAGTGTCCACGGTGAAGATCGCAGTCTCGCCAGAGATAACGAGCTGGTCACCCACTAGAACGCTTGTGAACGCTCCCGCAGTCAGATCCTGCAGGTTGGGGCTGGCAGCCGTATTGGTGCCTGCGCTACCTCGAGCCACCGATGAGCCTTGGATGAAATCGAGCATGTCCCGATTGTTCTGGAAGTTTTTAACTGCGAGCATTAGCTCTTCTCCTTAATCGCCTTCTCAATGGATAAGAAGACCCGTCCCTTGAGGAAGATATCAGCGAGAGGATACTCTGTTCCACCCACTACGCGCACAAAGTAGGTTTCCCTAGCTCTGGGGGGCACGTCTTCTTGACTGAGCTTACCCTCCGCTTCGCTAAAGCGGAGGAGCACCGCAGACTCGGTCTGGTCAGTATAGGTTGCCCGGACGTCTGCGCTCTCTGGGAGTATCTCCTGGAAGCCGATTTCCAGGCATTCGGAGAAGACTTCACAAAAGTTATCGCCATTGCTGGGGGGCCAAAAATGGTAGATGATGTCTGCGCCCTTCTCCGCGAACTCTACTGCGAAGTACGTATGTTCGCGTACCTCAAACTCGAGTGCTTTCGGCACCGGCATGCCGTTGGGCATCACCAGTCCGGTGGAAGACTCGGGAACTACCAGCCCACTATCTCGCTGGAATCCTGCGGATTCCAGCTTCTCCAGCGTCTTCATACTCCGCATCGACGGCTCCTCCTTCTAGGTCATCTATAGACACGATCTGAGCTGTCCGGACTATCTGAGCCCTAAACAACGCCGCATCTTTCCGCAAGTTGTCGTCATCATGCGCCATACGAACTTCATCTCGTACTCTAACCGAGTCGAGGGCAGCGCGTTGAAGTGCGGAAATGCCGATCAGCTGGGCACCCGTCTGGGCTACGCCCTGCCGGTCCAACATCCGCACCTGGCGGTAGGCAAACTGGACGAAGGAGTCTGCCAGGCTAGCAGCCTCCACTCGCTGCTGAATCCCTAAAATGCTGTAGGAGCGCTCTAGGTCCCCTTCGTATGCCGGGAGGTAGCGAGCCCGATCTTTAGACTTTTCAATGTAGTCGAACAACTCGGTACGGGGCATCGAGCCTATATCCCAGAAGTACTCGACGTAGATACACAACGCCTCTAGGGAGGGGACTCGGGCCTCAGCATAGCTAAGAAGAAGCTCCGCTCTGCAATGCGCTACATCCCCATGCAGGAGCATCAAAGACTCAAAGTCACCGCTAGGTTTACCTGATTGCTGGAAGTCCAGCACCTCCCGAGAGACCTCGGACTGATCCCAAAGGTCCATTACCCCCTTGGCCAGTAGCCACTTCCTAAAAGCAGGGCCCGCGTCGGGCAGGCGAGCTTTCCAGCCCTTAGGGGCAGACCCGAGCTCGGCGTCTAGGAGACGGAGTTCGTCTTCGCTGGGAGGTACCAGGCCCTTTGCTAGGCAGTCCGCGATGATGTCGTAATACACCATCTTCCGAGAGAGTTGGTACAGTAGATACCTACGATATGGGTATGAAGCCACGCCGTACTCCTACTGAATCTTTTCGCGCAGATGCCCTAGGTCTTTCGCTACCTTCTGCACCTGCTTCATAGCGTTTAGGGCCGCAGACTCCCGAATATCGCTAAGGCCCAATCGGCTGGCTACCAGTAGCTCCGCCAGGACCGACGAAACCTTTTCGATAGATGGCAGGTAGTTCACGTAGATTGCCGCGTTCTCCGGGTTTACGAAGTTCAGGGACAGGATGGTATTAGCTGTCTCGGAGGAAATACCAGAGGCCGCCTCTTTCCACATCTCCATGCTTGCCGGCTCGGTAAGGATAGCGACTGCGTTTACGAGATCTGTTTTCATGCTGGGCATAGACCGCACAAAGTGGGCAGCCTTAATTAATTCGTCACGGCCCTTAGCTAGCTCGCTGACTACGGGGCGAGTCGTAGTTACAGTAACGCTACCAGAACTCGCTGCGACCTTGAGGAGCGCCTCGGACTGCCGGCCCGTGACCCCCAGTGCGCCAAGTGCAAACGCAGCTGCGTCTGCGGTCATCATGTCCCCGTCGAATACGCGGGCATTACGCCCACGGATCTCGTAGGAGGCACCATCAGATACAAGTGTGGCCGAGCTGTGGGATGCAAGCTTCTGCTGCTCAAGCATATCTACCGTATTTGTGTTTGAAGCTACCGTAGTCTGCTTACCCGCTAAGGCGCAAAAGACCATGCGAGCAGGAATATGAAGCTCCCCGTCTCCGAGGGCCGCTAGCTTCTGCAGGCCAGGGACTCGGTAGATCCGAAGCGGCTCGCCCGTCGCCATTCGCCGAGCGTTGTAGTAGGCGACTTTCTCTCCGTCGTACGAAGTCGATATCTCGTTTAGTACTTCGATCGGCTCCGTAGCAACTGCCCTGTTGCCTTCCTGATAGACGAACACACCCTTTCCGCGGGCGTGGCTTCCTGCCAGTGTTGTGGTGCGCTCGAAGGAGCCTGCAATCTTCTCTTGCATAGCGTGAGCATCCTCTCCCAAGAACACCTGGGCATCCAGGACTCGACCGTCCACGCCCACCATGCGCGAGACCACCATGCCTTCCTTGGGCTGCGCACCGTCCCACACCCGGTAGATGCCAAAGCGGTCAGCAGCAGACGCACTTTTGGTCATGGGTCGCGTAGTCATTACTGGATCAGACGTCAGAGTGACGTGGCCCACCTTCAATAGACGCTTCATCGACGTCTCGGAGAGCATCTTCTGCGCGTCAAAGCGGCTGACTTCCCGCACCGTGGGTGCGTACGCGTGGTGGTTTGCTGTCTTGAGGAAGTAGCCCTTCCCGTGCTCCACAAATTGAACGACCGTCGGCTTGGTAGCCGCACGGCGGTTTGCGCGCTTCTCCGCCGCAGTCTTCTCCTTAACCGCGAAGATGGTCTCGGTAGCGCCGCGGAGCATTTCGTTGTTCGCGTAATTGTATCGAAGCCCCGGGTGCCCCATGACCTGCTGGCGGAACGCTTCGACATCGGCGTCGCGGAAGGTATGTGCTGCGACCTTCAGTAGATCAACAGACGCCTTCTTCTGCTTCTGCTGAGCAAAGGCCTTCATGAAGTCGTCAGCGGCCTGTTCGCTTACTGGCTGGAAGCTCCCAGCTGCTGTCATAATCCCCGTACGTCCACCCTGCTGGGTAAACGGGCTCACCGTACCCGTAGGCTTGTGCAGGGTCTGCTGGATGCCTCCCTGCAGTCCATTCAAGTAGTTCCCCACAGCAGCAGCAGACCCCAGGGTGGCCTTGCCGCCCTTCTTCTTCTTCTTGAACGGCCACATGGCCGTCTTCTCGTGGGCACTCTTATTCAGGGAGCTACCGCCGTACTGGTGACTACTAGTTGGGGGAGCGAGCTGGCTCGCTAGCTCGCTGCCGGTAAACTGCCCCTTCGGCGCAACGTGCTCGAACGTGTCAGGTACGAAGAGGATCTCGTTGACCGTGTCGTCGTCCATAGGGTGCATCGCACCCTTGTAGCTGTACACGTCAAGGGGCGAGAGTTCACGGTTTCGGACAACGACCGGCATGGACAACAACTTGTCCTGGCCAGCAGCAGCCTCTTTAGCCATGCGAGCCGGGTAGAGAAGTATCTTGCCCACCGCGTACCCACGAAGGGGGTCCACTCGGTCGAGCTCCACGTCGAGCTCGCATCGCTGTAGGAACGGGAGTTCCTTGTGTGCAATCTTGAGGATCTCGGTAGGCCACATCTCGGGGTCGACTTCTAGTAAAGCACCAGCAGCAACCTTGATGAAGGGGATTGATGTGTCTAGAAATAGCTGGGTAGACATGTGCCACTCACGGGAGGAAGAGTTCTTCATAGGTGTCGTCTAGCTTGTCCGTCAACTCGGTGGCCTGATCGGAGAAGTTCTGTAGGGGCATCCCGAGCGTCTCCATAAAGAGATCTAGAGACTTCTGAGCATCGGGGTTGGTAGCGAGTACGGTGAACCCTGCAACGATACCACCGGTCCCGAAGAAAGGCTTGCCTTCGCCCGAAAGGGCAGTGTTAATGAACGCGTTCATACCCCCCTCGGGCTCATCAATCACGATAATGTAGGCCGAAGAAAAGAAAACTAGCAGAGTAACTAGCGTCTCAATCAGCCCGGTAATCTCTGCCAGCGCAGCCCGGATCAGCTCAACCCTAGCCTTAATGGCCGCAGCCAGAGCTACGAAGGCATCCGCAAGCCCTAGGGAGGGGCGTAGCATCCCTAGCGCCTTCCGCAATCCCTCAAATAACTTCTTGGTCGCGGGAAACAGCGCGGCCACTGGGACAGACAGCCACTTTGGGTAGCTGCCTAGCTTGGGTACGTAGTCAGAGAACTCGTTATAGCCGCGAAGACTAGGGGGACCTTGGGCGTTGAGGGTGCGCCAAAACCCGTCAGAGAACGCAGAGCCAGCCCTAGATACAGATTTTGCTATAGACTCCGAGGTCTCTTCCAGCGTCTTCTTTATATCAAGCGCGTCCTTGAAGTCAGAGAAGTCAGTAAATAGGTCGTACAGGCTCTTAAGGTCTTCTAGCTCTCCATTATTCGAGACGCCGTTCATAACGATGATGCCGCGAATTTGTGTGCCTGCATCGGTAACCGGCCGGAATGGGTCTGATTCATCTTGGGAAGACGTAAGAAGGTCGAGCAGCCACCCATCGGTGCCTCCCCCCGTCCAGGGGAGGCTGCCGTCGTTGACGAAATCGTTAACCTCCGCGCCCTCGCCTGCCAGAGTGTCGCGGTCATACCGCCACTGTGGGTCCCAGTTGATGTTGGTGTGTACGGCCAGCGCAACGTTGTACTCAAACATATCTAAGACAAGCTGCTCAATAGCATTGATGATGGCGCTTACGATCGCAGACAACAGGTTGATGGTCAACGTTGCCAGCGCGGCTAGAATATCTATAATGGCAGCGATAGCCTCCAAGGCAGTCCCAATTGCGTCCAGGACTCCCTGAATTTGAGTCGCTAGTGCCAGTAGACCATCAAGATTTGCGCCAGGCCCTACCTGGGTCCATGCGGTCATAGCGCGCCCTGTGCCGCTCGTTCGCGCTCAAGGCGCTCGGAGTTCTCGGCAGACTTAGCCAGTCGCGCAGCGTGGGCAGTAAGTTCCACCTCTACACCGTCCATAGCGCCTTTGAATTTTGACATGATCTCATAAAGCTTTGCAGGGTCCTGGAGAATATTACCGCGCTTCCATGCGGGATTCCCAGTAGCTTTCGATGCTCGCCGTCGTTGCTTTCGGTTCAAGGTACCTCCCTCGGTAGTCTACGTGATTGCGTTCGGGCCGTTGACCGTGACATTGCTGGCCCCGGACTGGACACCAGACAGCTTCAAGTCGGCGTTCGCCTCGAAGTGGTTGATAACCGCCGCAGCGATAGCATCCCCGTAGGCGATCAAACCCTTCTCGGCCAAGACCTCGTCAAAGTCGTTCCCGTACTGCTTCCGCATTTCGAGCGCCATGGCGGCTTTGATTTCGCCCGCCAGGCCAGTGCCTACTCGCGCATTTCCGATATTAAGTGCCACAGCTACTCCACGAATACTTTGACGGACAGGGCTGCCGCCTGCAAGGGGCTTAGGATCGGCGAGGACGGAATCAACGGGGGGAGCGACGGCGTCCCCGGGGCTGTGCACATATGGGTGTGGGTATCCATCCAGAAGAGTAGTGCAGCCCAAAGTGCAGTCCACTGAGTGCCCTTTACTACAGGCTGCGTGGCCAGAACGGAGCCGATCTGTACATTCGCGCTGGTCACGGTAACCTTCAGGGCTTCGAGCTGGAACACTCCCAAGGGGGCGGTCATCTGGATATTTCCATTGGCGGCTACCATCTTGAAGGCGTCACCTCCAGGTATTGCGTTCCCCAGCATGACGGTTTTCGTCATGGCGACAACCTCGTGGTAGTTCTCCATCACGGTAGTCTGCTTACCCCCACTAACGGTCTCGTTTTTGTTGCCAACGATAGTTCTCTCGAACTGGCCCGCTATGACCTGCGTTACGGCTCCTAAAGACTCCACAGTAGGGCCGTTTACCGTCTTGGTGTACTGGCCGCCGATTACGTCGGTAACGTCGCCCTCTACCGTCATTCTACGAGAGCGCCCTACCTCTAGGGCGTCGTCAGTACCGACCTGCTGCTTGCGCACTCCCACGAAGGACGTCCGCAGGCCTACCACGCGCTCCTGGAAGGTGTTGCGGACATACACACTACGAGTGCCCTCTACGTTCTCTTGGATGTCGCCCTGGGTGTGGTACATGACGTTGCCTCGTCGGTCCAGGTAAGCCGAGAAGTTTCTCGACCCATCCGGGAGCTCAAGGATGAACCGGCCTATGATTTGTCCTATCTCACCGTTAGGGGGCACAAAGAAGTCGTCCTCCCCCTCGATCCGACCAAATGCGATGTCGAGAATAGGGTCTTCTTCTATAAACTCCTTAATCCGAAGCCTGTACTCAACGGGAGTAACGTCGCTCCCATGGGATTCGTCTTCACGGCGGGTGGCCCAGGAAAAATCGCCGCCGCTGCCTTGCATGACGTAGGACTCAAATGTGTCCCGTATGATGTTAGTGAGGGGTATGTAGGCGCGCTTAGCCGTCTGCCCCGACCCAAGTTCTAAGTAGCCGCTCTTGCGGAGGACGATGAACGCCGTATCCTGGGAGGCTACCATGTAGTCCCCCGGCCCAAGAACTGGGCGGTTCATTCGGTAGTCGAGGGGATCCTCGTCCGGGCTTTCCTGGTCTTCCGCGGAGGGGGAGGGAGAGAACCCTACGATGAAGGGCTTATCTCGATCCCCGGGGGCACACGCCCAGACTACCGCCCCGACTTCGGGGAGATAGAAGGACCCGTATCCCTCGGTAGTCTGGTACATGGGCATAATCTCAACGCCGGACCACTGACCCCCCTTCATGTCGCCCTTAATTGAGCAGGTGTGCTTAACGGAGTCTACGGCTGTCACGACGGCGCGATATATATTTGTCTGGCTCATGCCGTACTGGGCCATTAGTGAAGATATGGCCATTAATATTGCCCCTTCCAGTCTTTACCTAGACGTTCCTTACCCCGTCCGAACTCCTTGGCATACGCGATGCCAGGAATTGGGTGGAACCCGTGAAGCTTCGACTTCCAGCCTTCCCGGGCCGCTTGAGATAGAGTGCGGCTCAAGTTTTGGAAGTTCAGGCGAGCTAGCCAGTCCTCCTGTACTTCAGTAGGTAGGACATCTACTCCCTTAACTATGGGGGTAAACGCTACGCGGTTCTTCTTCTTCTTCTTCTTTCTCCCAAAAAGATTCCAGGACCTTATCTGAGAGATAGGTCGGATATCTCCGGTGGTCCAGTCTTCGTGGTCGCCCGCGTCTTCGATCTTACCCACATCGGTCATGGCCTTGACCACAACCTCTACGTTGCGGCGCTTCAACGGCACAGCGCCTCGCATAACGTCGTGGATCTCGTCCGTAAGATAGTCCTGCACAGCCCGCACACCTTTCAGGGAGAGCAGCTGTTTGGGGTCAACGGCCCCATCGGTGAGAGCGTCCCCCCGCATTACCCTCTTGCCCTTACGTACCTTGGAAACCTGGTCCGGGGGCAGGTAGTACGGAACCTTATTGATAAATGCGTAATGACCGCCTTGAGGAGCAGCTTTGATTGCATCCACCTTACCCGAAGACAGCGCCAGGGGCGCCTGATGCGGTAAGTTCCGAGGCATACGTAAAAGCTGGCTAAGCCTGCCGAACATAGACGTCTGCTTAGACGCCTTACCCTTTGCTACGCCTCCTGTGTGGAACACGCGCATCGCAAGCTGTGCGCTAGGCTCGCCGATAGACTGTGCGGCGATGACTCCCACGTTGGTTCCAATATCGTAGGACTTTCCGGCCTCCGTTAGTCCCATGCACTTCTTACACACCCCGTGAGATGCCTTGCAGCGCATAGGGGAGCGTACAGGTAGGCTCGACAGCTTGGAGCTACGGGCAGCGGAGATAAGCTCTGGCGTGACCAGGGAGCCCGCGCGGTAGCTATGGCCCTTAACCTTGACCCGCTTGGCCAGGTACCTATCCGACGCGTCTGTATCTGACGCTGATATGTTGACGCCGTCCGACGTACCGCAATCGTCTTCCGTAACGAGCTGGTTCATCGTAGAATTAATGATTTGCTTGGATAGGTAGCCAGGATCCCGCACGCCCTCTACTTTCTTAACGGTGCCCATACGAGCACCATGCATAGTGGTCCAGTAGGACGCCACATCCATGCCCTCCGAGTAAGACTTCGGAATCAAGTAGGGCACCGTCCGGTCCTTTGCGTCCTGAACCAGCGCAGGGGTACTGATGATCTGCTTAAGCTGCAGGGGGCTACCCCGAGCGCCGGACACGACCATCTTGAAAATATTAGTAGGGTTCTTCAGTAGCTCAATATTGTTGAGGGAATCCAAGCGGTCGTCTACCCGGGCGAACATCTTGAGGATTTTGCTCTGCTTTTGGGGGCTCTTTAGCTTGCTGTCCTTGCGGATCAGGGCAGCTGCCCGTTCTGCCCTAGCAAACATGCGGTCCCGCACACGCCGGTTAACGACGGCAAAGTCGGAAAGACCTACCGAGAATCCCTCCTCAGTACTGAAGTCATTACCGAGGTCCTTTAGGTGGTTTGCTACATCGCTAAACTTACCGGAGTGCTTTTTAGCCACACTAGTGAGCAGCTTCTTTACCGAGCCCTTATCGAAGATGCGCATCTTAGCGATAGAGCGCTTACCCGTTTGCCTGTACTCCTCGGGTAAGCCTTCCTCTAGGAGCAGCTGGCCCACAGTAGTCTCTGCGCCCCCTACCCGAATGATATCGGTCTTCCCTATCTCGCCTTTGCGCGCTGCTGAGTGCGCGCTCTTGAGATCTCTGTAAGACTTCTTGGTACGCTTACCTTTCTGGGAAAGTAGGTAAGTGCCCAGTAGTGCTTCATGGCCGGGCGTGTACATGACCCCACCCGTAGTCGGGCTAAACAGGTTGTTACTGGGGTAGAGCTTGTGGGCCTCCTTCACGGCCTTCTCCGTAATAGGCAGGTAGATACTCATGGTATCCCCGTCAAAGTCAGCGTTGTACCCCCCGGTGACCAGTGGGTGGATCTCGATGGCCTTGCCGCGAACTAGTCGGGGCTTAAACCCCATGACGTTGAACTTGTGCAGTGCCGGGTCCCGCTTCAGCAGGACGGGACGGTTTGCCATGGCTCGAGTAAGAGCACGCTGAGCCACTACCGTACGCCCCTTTACCGCGTCGATCGCATCCTGTGGCTTAAAATTCTGGCGAATGAGTTCCCGCTCGATAAAGGGCTGGAACATAGTCCACGCAATATCTTCGGGAACGCCTACTTCGTCCAGACCCATACGGGGGTCGGGAGTGATGATAGACCTAGCGGAAAAGTCCTGCCTGCGTTGGCGGACATTCCGCTGGAAGAAGCCTCGCTTGGAGGAGCCCTCCCCGGCGCCTTTACCTTTACGTATCTTGCCCGAAATGATGTCGAGGATTCCTCGGTACTCTCGTGTAAGAGACCCGCCCATGCCCGTCATTGCCTTTATGCTGTCGTACAGCTCTGCACGTACCTCTTTCATCTGTTCGTGAGGAACGCCCGTTTTACGGTTTAACTCTAGGGTCTCATTGAGGGCCCCAATATCCTTGTAGAGGCCGTTCAGGTCATCGCTAGATAAAGACCCGTCCTCCTTTGCGGTTACCGGTCGGAATATTGGAGGGGTTACCGGCACAGACTTCATCATATAGACGGTGGGACTTATGTCCGCGTCGTCCAGTGCCTTGAGGATGCGTAGCTGCTTGTGGAGCTTCTTCTTACCGGCACCAGTTGTCTTGACGATCTTCTTCTCAATGCTGCTGCGCATCTTCTTTACGTCAATACCTTTAAGGAGCTCGTTGATAGCAGCCCCTCCCCGTTTGCCGTTCACAGCCACGTCGCCGGTGATGTATTCCCGGTACTTATTCTTCGTTAAGCCTGTCAGCTTCTTGATAGCCTCCTCAAATAGCGGGTTGGGCATCGGCTCCGCTAGGTCAAAGTGCGACCAGCGAGTACCTTCCATTCCCCCCGTGATCTCAGGGTCGAACAAGCCGCCCTTAATGGGCTTTAAGTCCTTGCCTCGGACCATCAAGCTCGGGCTGCTAAGCTTGCCAGAAGACAGCTCCTTGACCTGCTTCTCCGTGAAGGGCGTTAGCTGTAGGCTATTTCCCTCCTTCTTCACGTTCACGCGCATTGCGTTGAGGTACCCGAGAAGCTTGTCAAAGGCGAAAGGAACTTTGGGGGTGGGAATTGGCTTCCCCTCTCGGATCGCGTACCAGAGTTCGTCGTTCCGGTTTGTCTTGTAGGAGTACATCTCGTGGATGTTCTCGCGCGCACCGTGAGCCAGGAGTGAGTACAGGCCTAGCTCGCCCATGGACTGCCCACCGTGGGGGGCGCCGCTTGCGGGTGCGTGGTTGATATCGTAAAACGCACCCTCCCCACCAGAGCCAGAACGCGCAGAGAGCTTCTTAGTTGCCTGGTGACGGAGCTTTAGGATGTATTGGTTGCCTACAAGGATGTCCTGCTTGTAGCGCTTTCCCGTCCTGGGATTTATCAGCGTCTCCTTATCTTTGATGCCGGCCTTGGCGAGCATCCCCTGCACCTTCCCAAGGTAGTCCGTGTCGGGCTCAAAGTTTTTCACTTTGAAGACCTTGCCCGTCTTCTCTGCAATCTTCCCTGCCGCAGTCTCTAAGATCTGCCCCAGGTTGATTCGACCGGGAACTCCTAGAGGGTTCAGCAGGATGTCAACGTGCCGCCTACTCCCGTCCTTCTCCTCGGCAAATGGCATCTCTGCCTGGGGGACTATACGCGTTATGACGCCCTTGTTTCCGTGTCGCCCAACTAGCTTATCGCCCAGCTGGGCAGCTTCCCGCGTCTTGACGTAGACCGCAATCTCCTTGCCTCGACGGACCACATCCGTCACGATGCCTGACGTCTCCCCTTGCCAAGCCAGGGAGCCATCCCGGAACTTATCTGGCCTACCCCGCCGGAACATGCGGATTTGCTTTCTCAGCTTGCTCTCGGTGGGTTTGCGGAGGGCGAGGATAAGTGGGTCACCCTCGCGCACTTCAGCGCCAATCCGCACAACACCGTCTTCCCCGATGTTCTTAACCTGGCCCTTCTTGTATACGTAGGGGTACTGCGCCAGGAATTTTTTCCGGCTCAGCGTAGTATCGCTGTCGCGACGTACCGCCTTCTGGTGGATGTGCAGCGATGTCAGCTTCTTGGAGGCTTTCTCGCTAATGACGATACCATCCTCGAAGTTGTAGCCATGGAAGGGCATATAGGCAGTGCGTAGATTAGTGCCTAGTGCTAGGTCTCCATCTTTGGTGAACGTGGTGTCTGCCAAAACCTGGCCCTTAGTTACCTTGTCCCCCTTCTTGACGCGGACCTCCGAGTCGTAGAGAGAGTTCCCCCGCAGGGCGAAGTCCCTATAGAGCTGAACGTTCTTTGACTTCCCGTCCTTACCGGACAGGGTTATGAAGTTCTTACCTACCTTCTTCACTATCCCTGCTATGGGGGAAGTGTGTGCGGCAAACTTACCGACGATGCCCTCAAAGGTACCGCCCTTGTCGGTCTCTACCTGGACCATGGGAGCCTCTCGGTGCTCCAGAGGGACGGCTTGCTCTTGCTGCCGAACCGCTGTCATAGCCCGGTTGCCCTGGTTGTTCTGTAGAAATGGGATCAGGTTGCTAGCGACACCGAACAACCCGCGGGGGCTTGGGATGACGTAGTCCACTTCGGAGGGATCCACAAAGACAATCTCCCCGCCCCGTGTTGCTTTGACCTTTTTGGCCAGCGGCCTAAACACCCTGCCAGCACGCTTGTATTGATCGGGGAAAGCTACTGTTCTGCGAAGTGCGTCCCCCGCATTTACGTCAACGACCTTCCCGAGCTTGGTGTCGAAAAACCTGGAGACTAGGGTGTTACCCCGCTTGCGCGAGCCCAGGGGGAGCGAGAGCGAAATGCCGGTCTTCTCCCCCTCTGGCGTATGGATTGGGTCTAGGAAACCTAAGTGAGATGGGTTGACTAGCTTCGCGTCATTAGAGACTGCGTGGGACGACTTGATGCCTCCCTGCTCGCCCATGATCGTAGTCCGCAATTGGCCACTAATCATATCCAGGGGGTTAGTTTGTTCCGGTTGGCCCACTAAGGAAGTGCCAAAGAAACTTCGCAGAGTCGACTCTAGCGCGTCGACAGGTAAGATAGTCCTGGCAGTGTCCTTTCGAGAAAGATTATTCAGTACCTTCCTACGAACACGGCTAGAGTTTTTGGCCAGGTGACCGGATAACAAGTCTTCTGCGGAGTGGATGGACTGGAACTCCAGAGCCTGCTTATCGTCCGACTCCTCATCGCCCCTAGAGATCCCCAGCAGCCGTGCAGTAGAGCGTAGGAGGGCAGCGGGTTCCGCGCTGCCGAACGGCTTGCCCAGTGTCTTGGCCGTGGTCTCGGGGAGCAGTTTCGTCTTTGCCAGGAGCCGGGATAGCAAATTATTGCCATCCCCCGCAACCTCTGGGCCTACTGCACGCTGAAGGGCACGGAGAGCTTTCTCCGAAGTGGTGCGCTTCTTGTTCTTTTCTAGAATCTCTTTGCCCCACTGCTTCTTTAGGGCGTCGTCGTCTACTCCCGCGTCCTTTAGGAGGTGGTAAAGCGGGACACTGGAGTTTCGGTGGTCTAAGTAAAATATAGCCGACTTGGGGTCGAGCCGAACCTTGAAGCTGCGACCGTTCGCAAACTGGTCAGAGTTGGCGAGGTTGTATTCCGCTAGCAGGCTTCCGTTCGGAGCACGGCGGTGGTAGACACCCGACTTAAGGCGGAATTGATTGAGGATTTGGTACTCGCTGCCGTCCACTATGTAGCCAAACCGATTCGTAAGCTTAGGCAGATTCATCAGCTTCATGCGCTTCTTGTCTATCTGCTTACCGTTGCGCTTAAGAACGACGTCTCCGTACACGGGAACGGACCAACTCTTCCCTGCCCGTAAGGCATTTTGCTGGTCTACGACATCCTCACTGTCCTTAGCGTCTCGCACCTCGACATTTTTCACCTCTAGCGATGTGGTCTTGGTAGCGACAGGGAACTGCTTCTCGATCACGGAAACAACCGCGGCCTTGATTTCGTCGAACTGTTGCTCGGGGGACAGGTTGGGCATTCGTCACCATTCGGTCAGCTATTATTCTGGCATAAGGAGTAGAACCCAAAACACTAGGAGGGCTCAATGGGTGGTCTCGAAGATGATCTCGAAAAGGCGTCAGGCGATGATACGGAGGACGAATAAGTGTGGCCTATATTCTTTATCTTCGCAGTTCAGGGTGTCGCTTACGCCTTGTTGGACATGCACGATAAGGCCACAGACGCCGAATACCGTGGAGAGGATGACTGGGACTAGATGACTTTGTCCTCCCGACGAGGGGGGCGCTGCTCTGGTAGGGGCTTGATTCCCTGTGCTTGGAGCAGGGACATCTTCTGCTGAACAACTTGATGAAGCTCCGGGCTCTGCGCTCGGATCCTACGAAGGGCATCCGCGGATTGAGCGGGGTCCATATTAGAGAGCTTCTTGGCGTAGGCGTCAGCGAGCTCTAGGACGTTTACCGAATTCGGCGGGGCACTCATGCCCTGGACAACCTCGTTCGGCTGCATAGCAGCAGGCGGTTGTCCAGGGGCGGGTTGCCCCGCCCCCATCAACGCCTGAAGCTGCTGCTGTCTTTTCGCCTGCATCTCTTGAACTTCGCCCTGCACCTTGGCGCCGTACATCTGCTCCGTCTTCTGGAGCTCAAGTGAGCGCTGAAGCTCCTGCTCGATAATCTTAGACTCGGCCAGTGCGTCTTTCCCAAACTCGGCCAGTAGCGTCTTATCGCTGACCTTCTTCATCTGATTGAGCGACAACAGGAGCTGTTTGCCCTGAATGTCGTCTGCCATCTTGAACTCCCGCATGTTCACCTTGATCTCGGACCAGCCCATGAATCGGGCGATGTGCGGGATCAAGAAGTGTTGCAGGAAATGCTGATGCATCTGGCGATACGTCATGAACTGGTTTTCCAGCATACGCAGCGACACATTGGAGCCCGACCAGGACAGACCCCCGAAGGCGAACTCTTGAGGTACGCCCATGCCAGCAACGATATGCTCTGACCAGGCCCGGATCTCTTGAGTAAGCATCAACGCTCGGCCATTACCACCAACGCGCTGGTGCCCAATGGGAACGGGGAGGATGGGCTTGTAGTTCGGATCCCACCGCCACTTAACGATCTCTTTCTCTACCCTAGACTTCCAGTCCGACAGGTTGATCATGCTGTAAGGATTTGCGTTCGCGTCAGAGCTGGCAGGGAAGAAGATATCGAGGGGGATGAGATGCTCAAGCATCACAGCCTCTTGTGACTTCTTCAGTATCTGTAGATAGAAGCTGTCTTTCAATGCAGGCAGGATGGGCGGGTAGCCCCAGCCATCATCGTTAGCGGCCAAGCTCGGCGTCGGGTTCTTGAAGTGGTAGACGTTACGAGAGTCAATGATGAAGGGCCTACCAGTCTTTAGGCTCTTGATCAGGGCGTGAGGCAGGTCCTCTAGGTAGCTTTGAGTCTTCCGAATTACTTTCGTCTTCAGCTTTTGGGGGGCCTTGTACGCGTATTCCGGCTGCCGAGTGATTGGATTAAAGTCGATATCAATATCCGCGGGATTCCAGCGGATAAGTTTGATGCCCTTGTAGCTAGGGTAGTGGACGTCATCGACCTTTGCAGGCTGGACTGCCCGACACTTAGGGCAAGTGAGAATGTACTTGTGGTCCCGGAAGTTCCAGTCCTTCCTAAACTTTAAGCGCTTAATGCGCTCCCGAGCTCCGCATGCCCGGCACTCCAGGTACTTGTGGAAGGGAAACAGGATGCTGACGATGCAGTTTCCGTAGGTATAAAAGTCGAGACCTACCTCGAGTTGGAAGCTGCGGACATCTAAAGTCTGGAATAGGGCGTCCTTCCACCGGTCATGGTGGGCCGAGAAGCCCTCCTCGGGCTCTTCCAGAATTGTAATCTCGGTAATGGGGTAGGCCGCCATCTTCCTAGTGACCGAAGACACCAAGGGGTTGACCAGCGCGTGGTACAGGCACCACTGAAATAGGTGCTTGACCGACCTAGGGAGGTCGAGCTGGGCAACGTCCCACCAGGGAGAGGGGTATCGAAACGAGTTGTTCCTGCCGCCCTGGCCGCCCGCACGTTGACCCGCAAAGCGAGCACTACTGCCGGGACCAAATCCACCCGAGCCATTACCTGAAGGCATCTAGAGCTCCTTGAGCTGCTTATCTACTGCACCATTGTATCGACGTAGCACTAGCTCGACTTCCCGTACCTTATTGGCTTGCACCTGAGCAGCTGTGTCGGGGCTAGAATAAAAACCCCGTTGAGCCTCTAGGGCGTTACCGACGCCGGCGAAGTTCCGCTTAATACCTAACCTGTTGTCAGCTTCCAAGAGAGTCTCATGCAGAAACGCCAGAGGGGTACCTAAGAAATACCACATCCCGTCGTCTAGGCAAGCCGCTACCATGTAAGCCTTTACGTCTTCGTCCCATTTATGTTTGTCGAACCTGCGCGCGGTAGTAACCGCGATAGCTACCTCCTCGGGCTCTGGGGGCTGCACTAAGCTGAATAGCGGGAGCTCCCCCATGATCGCAGCAGTCACCTTCTCAAAGACCTCCCACTCTTCCCAGAACGCGCTGTTGGAGTGTAGAAGTCGAAGGGCGTTGATGCGCTCCTTAGTTATCGTACCGAGACTGCCGTAACGCTCTTCGAGCTCTTCCCACAAGTGGTCCGTGTCCCAGTCTAAGTAGTCTGGGCCAAGCTCTTTCAGCAGTAGGACGCTTAGGGTAACTAGATGCAGCCCATACTCGTCGTCCAGCAGCCCCGCGGGGCGCAGTAGTGGTGACGGCATCTACTACCCCTTGATCGACTCTAGGCTGTTTGCCATACGCATCATCACCCGCTTCTGTTCGGTAGGCATAGACTTGAAGGTTGCCACCGGGTTCGCCTCGAACTTCTGGGCAACCGCAATGCCAAAGTGGTTGTCTACGTCGGCCTTGCCGCGGGAAGCAAGGATGAGGAGCTCATCCGTAGTCACGGAGTCCGGGCCGAGAGTAAACGTCTCACCAATATCTTCGGTTTTCCCTTTTGCCAGCTTGAGCATGCCAAACGTTGACAGATAGGGGTCCGGAATATCCCGATCCCACATACTGGAAAGACCGGTTCGGGTATCGAACTCTGCCAGCGAGGCAGCAACGTCATCCTGGCTGTTGGTGTACGCGTCAGCCCCGATCTTAACTAGCTCTGCTTCCAAAGTGCCGTCGTCGTGCTGAAGGTGCAAAAGACGTAGCCCCAAGTAATTTCCGAACGAGGGGTTGAGGTCAGCGCCGGCGTACTTTTGCATAGACTCGGGTATGGGTAGGTGCCCTCGAGACGCTATGTGCGCCACCTTGACGGCAAACTCCCTACGCTCCCGGGGGATGAAGTTGCGGTGCTCTCTATCGAAGTAGTCCATGGCTGCCGAAACAGCTGTGACGTCGCCGAGGGGGAAGTACTGGGTGCCGTCTGCGCGTTCAATGGCGTAGGAGACCTCATCGTTCCGTGCCACCGAGTCTGCTACGACTGACGCGTGCTTCACGATGCTCGGGGGCACGAGGCCCGTTACGTCTACCAGATTAGTATCGGGGGGCCCGTCCGCTACGTCGTAAAGAAATTCTGGGATTTCGATGTCGAACGCATCGCAAGCCTCAATCAGATTGGCTGCCGCAACTTTCTGCGCCTCGACGGGCAGGTTGTTTTTGGTACGGGCAAAGTACAACGTTGACAACCAGGTGTTCCCCGGGTCGGCGGTAGCAAACTTCTGAAGCACCGTACCGCCTTCGATCATTACCAGGGCGTAGAGATTTTGGTGCTCCGCGTGGCCTACGGTAGCTGCCTCTTTTACGAAGTCGGGAAGCTCCGCCTGTGCGGGAACGAGCTCCTTCAGAAGTAAGCCCCCGTCGTCATAGATGTCGAAAGTGCCGGCTTGATAGCTGCGCATGAGTAACTCCGGTAGCGTTAGTAACGCGATTTCTCCAGCATAAGAGATCGATAGCACAATCTATCACGCCTTCACAGGAGAGTATCAGTGGGAGATAACGTATTGCGGGATCTGCGGCGGGATCCACCTAGAGAGCGTACAGCACGCGGGGAGCCTACCCGCACACTACGCCGAGAACGGCCGCCGCATCAAGAAAGCCAAGGCAGGCACAGAAACGAGCGACAGCAAGCACCAAGTGTTGCGCGAAGGGAGCCTAGGAGGGACGCGCGCATAGAACAGCCGCGACGAGGTGAACAGCCCCGACGAGAGCAACCTAGGGGCAGAGAGCAACCTAGGGGCAGAGAAGAGCCTCGTCGCCGCGCCCCAGAGCCTCGCCGGGAAGAACCTAGACGTCGAAGCATAGAAGAGCCTCGTCGAAGCAGAGAAGAACCCAGACGTCGAAGCCCGGAACCCCGTAGAGATAGCCACGGGCGCGCTGCCCCTAAAAGAGAAGAGCACGACGACTATTTCTACCACGCAGACGGCGACCGCCCTATTGCGTACCCCCCACCCCGGGACCCCCCACCTAGGCGGGGAAGTTACTATGACGCCGACACCGAGCAGCTCTACGAAGACGAATACCTTGACTCCTGGGAGCCTGCCGGGATCTTTGACCAGCTCCTCGACCTGGCAGTTGATCTAGGGCTTAGGATTCTCGAAGTAATAGCGGGAGCGGGGGCAAGAGCTGCAGGCGAAGAGATTTCTTACTACTTCAAAAGTCGCAGGGTGCTGCCTCGCCGCCGTTCGTTGCGGCGTAGGCGGCTCCGATAGGGGGTGCAATGCAGCCAGTAAATTTCGACCCAGAGGTGGGATACCGGAATGAATATCTTTGGTTACCGCTCAGGAAGATCTCAAACCTACAGGGAATCAAGAACACCCTCTCGTTTACCGGCCCAGATGGTAAAACGTCGCTCCACTCCTGGGTAGAGACCGACCATCACTTACGGGTCCCCAGAGCGTTCATCCCGTTCGAGCGGTGGCCCGACCTACCGTTTGACATCGAGGATGTGTCTCTCGATACTTTCCCGGAGGTAGACGGGGTCGAAGTTACCTGCAAGCTCTACAGGGGTACGCAAGAAAACGCGTACAAGGCCATGCTCGAGCAGGGATCCGGGGTGCTTTCGCTTGCTTGTGGGAAGGGGAAGACCGTAGTCGCGCTACACGCGTGGGCTGCCACTAAGGTTCCCGGGCTGGTTGTAGTGCACACGAAGGACCTCATGGAGCAGTGGATTGACCGGATCTGCGAGCACACCAACATCGAGCGTGACGAGGTTGGGGTCTTCCAAGGAAAGAGTAAGAAGCCGTGGGATAAGATCATCACGGTAGCGATGATCCAAACGCTGGTAGCTAGAGTAAAGAACGGGGAACTACCCGAGGGCTTTCGGGAACACTTCGGAGTATTTATCTTCGATGAGGTGCATCACCTAGGAGCTCCTGGGTTTAATACCGTAGCCCCGCTGGGGCGCGGGACACGCTGGGGGCTATCAGCCACCCCGGACCGGTCTGATGGTCTGGAAAAGCTGTACCAGTATCACCTAGGTAAAATCCTGTTCCTAGACCATGTCCAGGACGTTATCCCCGAGATATTCTTCCTAGAGACGAACACCTACGTTCCTGATGATGTCATGAGCGGCATGAGAGACCGAACTGGCGACGTCAATCTAGCGTACCTCCTTACTCATATAGCTCTGGACGAAGACCGGAACGACTACGTATGCCAGTGGGTGGACAAGGCAGTTAAAGACGAGAGAAAGATTCTCGTCCTGTGCCCGCGCGTAGAGCAGGTAGAGATCTTGTACGCCCGGTTCATGCTCCGTACTGACATATCGGTCGGCATGATCCACGGCAAAATCAAGAGCTCGGACCGTAAAGAGAAGCTGGCTACGTGTGACCTGATCTTCGCCACAACCGTGCTGGCAAAGGAAGGGCTAGACAGAAAAGACCTAGACACACTCATCCTAGTGTCGCCCGTTGCCGACGAAAATATCATTCGCCAGATTCTAGGGCGAATTCAACGCCCACACAATGGCAAAAGTACGCCGACTATGCTGGTGATGAAAGACCAGCTCGTTACGGCGTGCAGTCGCATGTGCCAGAAAATTGGACACCACATGACCAAGTTTGGGTACCCCTACACAGTAGTAAGGAGAGACTAATGGATTGGGAAAGAAAGCAAGAGCTGCATACGCTACTTCACAAAGACTATGAGGGGTGCTCGCGCTGCAAGCTGTGCGAACCTACCGGACGACGACGACATAATGTCGTCATGGGGGAAGGCAACCTAGATGCCCAAGTAGTCATCGTAGGGGGAGCCCCCGGGTACAACGAGGATCTAGCAGGTAAGCCGTTCGTCGGGAAGGCCGGCGACCTGATGCAGAGCTTCTTCGACGCGTCGGAGACTTCGCGTGAAGACGTCTATCTACTAAATATCGTTGGGTGCTGGCCTACGGATGCAGCAATACCGAAAAAGTCCAGAAACCCTACGCGGACTGAGATCAAGTCCTGCGTAGACCTAGTCCACAGAACCATCGAAATTATTGACCCATACGTACTTCTACTGCTGGGCTCTACCGCGCTGAAGACGATGACTCGAGAGAAGAGAACGATCACGAAAATTGCAAGGGATGACCGTATCCCCGTAATCACCTCCTACACGCAAGGGCTCCAAATGGAAGTCCCTCGCGCAGCCTTCGCCACTTTTCACCCAGCCACCTTGCTGGAAAAGTGGGACCCGTCGGATGGCGGTGACATCGACCTATCTTTACGTACCTGGCAGCGTGCCTTCTGGGTCGCGGACAAGCATAGTCAAATTTATACAGGCACTACCCCGAGGCTAGGAACATGAAACCTGAATACCTAAAAGAGCTCCAGGAGCTCCGAAAAGCTTTAGAGAAGGAAGCTACGCACGTACAGACCATACATGCGTGCATCCTAGTAGAATGTGAAGAAGAATTCTCCCGGAGCGCTGCCATCGAGCGTGACATTAGCGGCCTCCGCGAGGACCAGGAAGCTCTCCTAGCTTCGGGCCGGCAGAGGGCTAAGAATCTATACGGAGACCTGGCCATTGCCGAGTCGAGGCAAAAACGGGCACACGACGCTATCAAGCGTTTCTGTCACAGCAGCTTGCCTCTGGATGTCCTGGAGAAAGGCCTTGCGATCGGCAAGGGCACCACGGTGTCCGTCCGCGTCAACAAGGTCGAGGTGCTCCGTAGCTACGACGCCGAGCGACTAGCCCAGGAGCACCCTGAGCTGGAAGAGATGTACCTAGAGGGAGATCCCGTGATTGGAAGAACCGTCGTCCCCGAGGTCCTAGAGCGTTTGATCTCCATGGGCCGATTCGAGGAGGAGGACGCAGCCCCCTACCGCATCGTGCGGAAAGCCAAAAACCCCAGCGTCTACATAAAGGTGAACCTTGAGCAATAGACAACGTAACCCGAGTACGGGAAAGCGAGGCAGCACTGCCTCACTGACTAGAGGCGATCGCGAGTACGAGCTTCCGCGTAGAGAAAATTCCATCATCCCCGAAGACCCCGAACCGATGGACTCCTCGGTTGGGTGCTCTGTGGGGGTGTCGATGAGTACGAAGTGGGCGCGCCAGAAAGTAGATGTAACTGCTTGGTGCACACTTCCCTCTTACTCTGACAGGGCAAGCAGAGAGGTGGTTCTTGCCGAGTGCTACGAACAGGTCTCCAGCGAGGTCAAGGCCCGCTTAGAGGAGGTCGCAGACAGGTTTTTCCCTGATGCAGACTGGGAGGAGCCCAGCTAATGCCCGTAGAATTCATAGAGCCCAACCACTTCACAGGGGTGCGCGTAGTGGGCATCGAAGTAAACCTCGAGCGAACAAATGGCGCGTTCTTCTCGGGGGAGTACGCTTTAGAGATGCGAGGCGGGATGATGGTCAAGTCCGCGCATCCTAAGCAAAACTGGTCTACCGAGACGATGCTCGCCCTAAGCGAACTCATCGAGCGGATGGAGCTAGATCTGGCGAACTCATTTACGGAATCTGATAGTGCCCCGCACAGGGACGACAGCGCAGATGAGTCGAGCGACGGCCTTACATTTCCTCGCTAGTTTTGCGGACACCGTTGATCCGAGAGGCCTTGTCGCATAAGCTGTCCGAACCTGTCCAACCTACCACCCTCGCCTGTTCGCCCAGCGACGTTGCGGGGATTTGTGCGCCTCGGAGGTGTCATGAACTTTGATCTGGCCTTGATAGCCGCTGTACTAGAAACAAGAGACTTAGGGAGCGCTGTCTCGGGAGGAGTGCGAGCGAAAATGCTCGGCGATGAAGCATTCCATTACTGGGAAGTCCTCCGTGAGCATTACGATGCGTACCAAGAGGTACCCACCGTGGAGTACTTCCAAACGATGTGCCCTAACTACGGGCACCAGCCTCCTCGAGACGCACTACCCGTCATCATAGATGGGATCAAGACGCGGTACCTGCACTCGGAGATGGAGCGCAATCTACTCTCCGTAGCCGAAACCTTGCAAGCCGGCGACGCCTGGCAAGCCAGGAAGCAGATGTCCCATCTTGCAGAGATGATGGCTATAGAGATCCCCCAAGGCACGACAGACCTCATAGCTGGGGAAGATAAAGAGCGAGTGCTGAAGCGGGTAGATATGCTCGCGGGTAGAGGTGGAATTCTAGGCTATCCATGGCCATGGGACTATCTCAATGACAAATCGGTAGGGCTCCTGCCTGGAAACTTTGTCTACTTCTATGGGAGAGAAAAGTCTAAGAAGACTTTTCTGATGATCTACCTAGCCATCCACTGGGTGAATCTGGGCTATCGTGTCCTGTTTGTCACTCGCGAGATGCCTATCGAAGAGATCGCGTGGCGGGTTTACGCAATGCGAGCTCGCCTCCCCTATCGGGGTCTGATGAAGGGTGATCTTACATCTGACGGGCGGATTACTCTCGAAGACGCAATGGATTCCTTGTATGCCGATAAGCACCTCATCGTTAGTGAGGTTGACGGAGGCATCAGCGGACTTCGCGCCAAGATCGAAGAGGTCCGACCCGCTATCGTCATTCACGACTACATGAAGGCGCTAGCAGACGACGAGATGGGCGACAAGATGAATGGGCGCGAGCACACCTACATCGCGCGCGTTGCTGACAGACTGAAGGCGCTAGCGATGAACCCGTCCCTCCGGGTTCCCATCATCGCCTGTGGACATGCCAACAGGATGGGAGAGCAGTCGAAGGGGAAGTCAACGCTAGAGGTAGGTCACAGCGACCACATCATGCGTAAGGTTGACCTAGGGGCACGGGTTATCAGCTCTCGTGTATCCAACCGCACTGCGATCATAGTCAACACAGCGCGGAACATGGAGGACGCCGCATGGACCATTGATGGAACTTTGTGCGACGGGTTTGGAGACTTTATCTCTACCGATACCGACTGGGTCCACTCCGAGGAGAAGGATCAGAAGGACGCCGATAAAGATAGAGAGTCTAAAGAGAAGGAGATGAAGGGAGCGTTGGACAAGTTCAAGGCCGACTTCAATCCTAGACCGATTAAGAAGTAGATGGACTCCCAGGTCAGGGACCTGGCCGATAGACACCTAAAGAACGCAAGGCCATCCGGCGCCACCGATATACGGGCAACCTGTCCGTTTCACACGGGAAGCAAGCCTACTGACCGAACCTTCTGCATCAGTACCCGCACGGGTGCGTGGATCTGCTTCCATGCCCAGTGCGGAGCGTCGGGGTCGCTCGTCCAACTACTCAAACTGCTGGGCATGTCCGGCAGTTTGGTGGACCGCTTCATACAAAAAGCAAAGAAACGGCATGTCCTATCTGACAAATTGCAACGCAAAGCGTCGGTTAATGAAGCCTGGGACGTCATCCCCGAGTACGTGCTCGGAGCCTACCAAGGCATTCCGGAAAACCTGCTCGACGCAGGGTTCACAGAAGAAACCTTGAAGATATTCGAGGTCGGCATTGACCGCACCAACGATCGTGTCGTGTTTCCCATACGGGACCACCTTGGGCGGCTGGTCGCTATAAGTGGCCGAGCAGCGTCTGATCGTGCGTTTCCCAAGTATAAGGTATACGATGGCCGCCCCCCCGATTCGCAAAAGAGCCAACGGGCAGGGGAACTATACGGCGTCGTTGAACAAGAGTACAAACCCAACAACCGTCGGCACCTGTACGGCATCCAGCGAGTGTACTCGGAGAGATACCATCGCTGGAAGGATGAAGACATGCCGCCCCTAGTAATTACAGAGGGCTACAAGTCGACGATGTGGCTGCATCAGCTAGGGTTCAAGCATGCGCTAGGTCTTCAAGGTTCCTCACTAACGCTCCCCCAGAGGAGAACGTTGTCGAGGGTCCGGGGGCCTTACTACGTCATGCTCGACTTAGAGCCAGGAAAACAGTGGCCCCCGGACAGAAACGGGCGCTGTAGCGCAATAAAGATAGCAAAGCAGCTGAGGCAAGCCGGAGAGGTTTACCTATGCCGCTACCCAAAGAACTCGCCTCCAAATACACAGCCAGATGACCTGGCCCAAGAAGGGATCCAGGCGGCAATCGATATGGCAGAATTACCTTCCAAATTCATAATGAGAGAAATTAATGGGACTCGATAACCTACTTCGACACTTCAATGATATCAGCGACAAGAAGAAATCCGGCAAAGCCGGCAAGGGTAACACCGCTAAGAAAGACTGGCGGGTGTACCGATTTGACATGGATCTAAAGGAGACCGCGTGTGTGCGTTTCCCGGACGTAGACCCGTACGTTCGTGGATTCCACTGGGCGTTCGGCGGGCCCCCTAAAGAGTGCTCGTGCGAAAAGTCAGGCTTCGATGGACGGTGCCTGTACTGTTACTACGCAAAAGCCTGGGACGATCATGAGAGGCAGGCCGCCCGAGATTACACTGGTGCGGGCAACGCTAGCAAGTACGACCGCCGCTGGAACAAGCTAGTCCGACAGACGGGACGAGTCGTACCCGTTATCGACTTCCGGTACTGGCACTACATCCCCGACGGGGACGCTCTACTGCTGGAACGCTGTCTGGATGATGACGCTACCCCGCGACATTCGCGGTGCTCGACGTGCCAAGACAGAAACCCCGAGATTGCCCGGAGAGTCACGGGTGTCCTAAAGCGTTGGGAGATGTCCGACCGCGACAAGCACTTCTCCCAGATGGTGGGCGCCCACCAGATGCTTCAGAATACCTGCGCAGCCACCCTGGAGGGCGGTAGCTCCTGTGGGGCCAAGTGCTACGCGGAGGCTCTCGTCTGCGAGGTATGCTTCGCGGAAGGCAATACCGTTGATGTAGTGGAGCAAACTGAAGTCCAGAGGATGTCTGACGCGATGATAAACGCGTCCCGCGGTACCATTTACGAGTGCACGCACGGGCACGAGGGCGAGCCGAGGCTCATCTCTGTGTGTAAGAAGGGCGGACATGACTGTGTCCGGGGGACCATCTACGACAAGAACGTGATGGTCAAGTGCATCGGCGAGCTGAAAGATAAGAAGAGTGGAAAGGGCCAGTGGGCCGACAAGGACTACCAGTACGATATCTCGGGTAGTTTCGCTACGGTAGAGGAGGAGCTCGAGGGCTTCAACGCTTCCGACGAAGAGTGTGAGCGCGTCGCTAAGGGCGTTGACTTCCAGTGGTCGTACGCGCCCGAGGGGTGGAAGGTAAAGCGTTCCGACTTCGCTGCCGACCCGGAAGGCGTTGAGGCATACGTGCAAGCCGTGCTTGATGCTCAAGCAGAGAACATCAAGAACAACATCGGTCACCTCCTAGCCCGCGGGGAGTCCATTAAACCAGCAGCGTACTCCCGCCAGGCCGCCGCCGCCCCATTTGGGGGAGGTAGCAGAGTTCGTCGCTAAACCCTAGCCCCCCTCGTGCAAACGAGGGGGGCTACTTCCGTAGGGAGGTACCATGCAGTTTTTGCCAGAAAGCATAGAGGCTTTAGGCGAAGGAGCGCTACTACTGGACGGTGACACCGTCTACGTTTACGCTCCCAGTTGGATGCTCGTTATACCGAGAGCGCACATGCATCTACCCGCAGATGTCATGGAAACTCTCGCGCACGATTTTGGCGACGCCGATGTGGGCCTAGTCGACTGGAGGATTATAAGTGCGTCCGCCATCATCCTAGAGGAGGGAAAGTTCCTGCCTTGGAAGGGACATCGGCACGCAGACATAAAGCTAAGTGGGTACTGGTGGCGCAGCGCTACGCTGGACGTGTGCCGTCGTCGCGTAGACGAGAACGCGGGGAGTATCTGGGGAGAAGTAGCAAGCTTGTCAGACCTATACCTCCGAGGCAAGGCGGACCCCTTGTACGCGGAAACCTCGAACGAGTTCGGTGGGTCTTTATCCGGCACTACTAGGGCGGTCTCATACGGATTCTCGTTCCACGGCCGTGTGCTACGCCTAGACTCCACCAAGTTTGACGCGTTCTACGAGATGGGATTCCAGGTAAGTGCGCCACTTAACTACCTAGAGTCGTACCGGCTGTACCAGCCATCCGCTGGCCTCTACTCGGAGGAAGACGGAATTGTCGGCTTGTTCGCTGCCGAAGAAGACTCCCGCGTTTCCGAGTCCCCGGACGGTCGCTGCCTTCTGGTAGACGGGGCCCGGGTTTGCTGGAAGGACGAGGACGAAGCGATATCGCTAATGCTCGACCCTCTATCCTACCCGATCACTGTCCGATGCAGCGCTAGTGCGATGGCTATGAATGCCAGATGCCCTAGCTCTCTGATGGAGGCTATAGGGTGGATGCGGCTAAACGGCTGGGACGAAGACGCTATCAACGACACCTATGAAAGCGGTAGGACGGATGCATACCACCAGCAACTCCGAGACCTAGAGTACTGGGTGGAAAGAACCCTGCGCGCACTGGGCCCTGACGAGGGTAGGAGCTGGGAAAGCCGCGGAGCCCTGAACACCCTGGAAAACACGCAAGAGGAGATAGAGCTCCTGTGCGAAGCGCTCGGTATCGAGGTTTACTACGACCAGATCTGGGAACTTAGGCAAGGACTAGCAACGCTCGAAGGAGTAGCATGAGATTTAAGGAAGTTGCCCCCGCTCCGATATACGTCGAGAGCGGCGATGACATTGAGTACTGCATCAAGGCGTGCATGGGTGCAGACGTCCTGGGCGTCGACACAGAGACCCTTGGGCTCCTGAAAGACCCGGATCTCCCCTATCTCGACTCGAAGGGGAAGCTCCAGCACAACAAGCACACCAACATGACCGACCAGGTCGTGTGCATGGGCTTAGCACCAAGTGAGAGGCGCAGGTTCTTCGTACCCGCCCGGCTCCTACACCACTTCAACGACCTGTTGGCCTCAGACGTCACCAAGGCGTTAGCCAACCCGGTGTTTGACGCTCATAGGTTGGCCAACACGTGTGGTGCGACTCTTGGTGGGCCTTGGTTGGACACGGTCCACATGGACTTCCTCTACGACGAAGACCTCAGAGAAAACAAGCATGGCCTCAAGCCGTGCATGAAGGACTATCTGGGCATCTCCGGTAGGGGGTACAAGGAGCTCTTCGGGGCACTGGATCCACGGGAGTTCAAGGCGGGCCACGAGCTGTGGGAGAAATATCTCGACTACTCCACGCTAGACCCGTGGGCGACTCGTAAGGTTGCGCTGATACTCAAGGAGAAGCTTGAGAAGATCATCGTAGACCCCTCCGATGGATACACGATGATGGACCTGTACTGGAACTCCGAGGAGCCACAGCTCAAATGCCTCTTCGATATGGAGCGGCGTGGGATGCACGTAGACTCCGAGAGGTTGGAGGAGATTCGGGTCTCGCTAGACTCCGAGATGGCGGGACTGGCTCTGGAGATTAACAAGATCGTCGGCAGGCCCATCAACCCCAACAGCACGCAGCAGATGGGGGAGTACCTGTTCAATGAAGTAGGCTTAGCGCCCCTCGGCTACACGGAGAAGACCCGAGCTCCCCAGGTAGACGAGGCATTGTACAAGTTCTACGGGCACGGAGTAACGCAGAACGAGGTCTGCAAGCTGACCTACCAGTACAAGAAGGCGTCCAAACTGATGGGCACCTACGTCACTGGAACCTTGAAGTGGGTGTACAAGGATGGGCGGGTACACACGACGTACAGCGCGCACAAGACCACTGGGCGGCTTGGAAGCGCTCAACCCAACCTGCAGAACGTGCCCAGAGCCAGCAGCGACCCACACCGCATCAGAGCGGCGTACACGCCAGAGCCGGGCAACAAGTTCATCGTCGCTGACTACGCTCAGCTAGAGATGCGGGTCATGGCTGAAATGTCCCAAGACAAGGGCTTTATCAATGCGATCTCGTCAGGCAAAGACCTACATGCCTACACGGGGTCGAAGATGGCCGGCAAGAATTACGAGGAGTTCTACCAAGCCGCCAAGGTAGACGAAGTCCCGGAAGCCGTAGAAATGCGGCAGGCCGCGAAGAGCGTCGGCTTTGGAATCCTCTACTGCCAGGGCAAGAAGCGGCTGTCCGCGGGCCTATCCGAGACTCTCGGCAGATTCGTCACGGAGTCAGAGGCGCAGGGCTACATCGACATGTTCCTGACGGAGTTCCGTGGCATCAAAGTCTTCATGGACTCGATGCAGGCTCTCGCCAAGGAGCAGGGCTACGTCCAGACCATGAGCGGGCGGATGCGCCGGCTCTCGAAGATCAAGAGCCGGAACTACGGAGAGCGCGGCCACGCAGAGCGGCAGGCCGTCAATACGCCCATCCAGGGCAGTGCTGCTGACATCGTCAAGAAGGTAATGATCAACCTGAACAAGAACAAGCGCCTGAAGGAGCTCGGCTGGTACCTGCTACACCAGGTCCACGATGAGCTCATCTTCGAGGGGCCAGAAGCTAACGCTGAAGAAGCCCTGACTATCATCCAATACGAGATGGAGCACCCGTACAGCGAGCCGCTGTCAGTGCCCCTGATCGCCGAACCCAAAATCGTAGACAACTGGGCAGATGCAAAATGAGTAAACGCTGGTACATACGGTTTCCGGGCGCCTTCTACGCAGAGGGACCAATCACTCTGCGCGACGAAGATAGCAAGGAAGTCCACACTACATCGCAGCCTCGAGCACGTCAGTGCATTCGACGCTTCCTCAGCGTCGAACGACTCCCCGGCGGATTCGAGTGCTGGCCAACCAATGAGTAGGAGGCAAAGTGAAGAACAAAGTAGGGAGCAAGCTGCGGGGCATCACTACAGATGCCTTTGCAGTGAACCCAGAGACGTACTGGCTAGAGGACATCTGGTCAACCATCATCCCAGAACAGGAGGACATCATGTCCATGGAAAAACGAGCCGTCGTCGACACTCCCAAAGAGAAGACGGCCCACGACAAGATCGAGAAGAAGACCGAGACCCCCAAGAAGAAGGTGCCGGAGAAGAAGGCCACCCAAGATGGGTAAGCGCTCTCGTAGGGCGGGCACCCTAGAGGATGTGCTGAGCAAGGTTCGTGCGGACACCGGTCAGGTCATTGGGACTGCCCGGGGCCAGCTCGCCGTAGATCAGCCCGAAGTCGAAATTCTTGAGTGCGACACGTTAGCACTCAACAGCATCCTAGGCCATAAAGGGCTACCGCGGGGTCGGGTAGTTGAGGTCTTCGGAGCGGAGGCCGGGGGCAAGACCACGCTAACGCTGCACATTATTGCAGCGGCACAGAAGCGGGGCCACATCGCTGCCTTTATCGACGCAGAGCATGCACTCGACCCCACGTACGCTACTGCGCTTGGCGTAGATATGGAAAAGCTGATCCTCTACCAGCCCGACAGCGGAGAGGATGCACTCACCATGGCGGAGTCTTTAGTCAGTACGGGGGACGTTGCTCTCGTAGTAATTGACTCCGTTTCCGCACTGGTCCCACAGGCCGAGCTCGACGGAGAGATGGGCGACTCCCACCCAGGTCTACAAGCTCGTCTTATGAGCCAGGCGCTCCGTAAGTTGACCGGGAAAATCGCGTCAACGAAGGCCATAGTTATCTTCATCAACCAGCTGCGCATGAAGATTGGCGTGTCCTATGGCAGCCCCAAGACAACCTCTGGGGGCAGGGCTCTGCGCTTTTACGCGTCAGTCCGCATTGAGGTGACGCGCATCGGGTCGCTGAAGCGGGGAGAGATTGCCTACGGGAACCGCGTGAAGATGGTCTGCGTAAAGAACAAGGTAGCTTCGCCGTTCCTGTCTACCGAAGTGGACTTAATCTTCGGTAAAGGCATGTGCAGAGAGGCACAGATAATGAATGCCGCGCTGGCGCACGGAATCGTTACCCGGGCAGGCGCCTGGTACTCCTATGGGGATGTTCGAGTTCAAGGCCTCCAGAAGCTGCTGACCTTCTTGGAAGAGAACCCGAAGGTCACAGATGAGATCTTGGCCAAGCTGTGAACTATAACAACGCCAAGTGTAGGGAGTGCGGTAGTGAAGGAACCCTCAAGGTAGGCAGAAAGCTACGAGGAGGGAAACACGCAGTAGTAGACCGTGTCCCTCACTTGGACAGTTGCAGCAAGTATAAAAGGCCGCAACCTCGTCACCTCCGCCTGCGGCGCAAGTACGCCAAGCAGGAGGAGTCTGCGGGGAAGATCGTAGGCGCTACCCCTACGATCGCGTCGGGTGCCTTAGGTATGGATGGGGACGCTAGAGCGTTCCACGGCTGGCGTATGGAGGCCAAGCAAACGAGTAAGGACCACTACTTCCTTTCCCAGGCGATCTGGGAAAAACTTGTCGACGGTGCCGTAGCGACAGATGAAATTCCCATGCTACACGTTCAGCTCGATGGCGCTGCGCCTGCAGCCAAGCGGGTGCTCGTTACCCTAGCGTGGTTCCAGGGCCAGTCTAACGCGCCCGTCCTTAGCGCAGGAAGACGCCCTACAGTGCGGCATAAAGTCCTCAATCGCGGGATGGATATCGTTAGCGTTGGCCTCGTGCCGAAGGGGGTAGACCT